CGAAACTCACAGGAGATGTGCTTGCATGGCCAGAAATCGGCAATGCAAGGTCTGGTCGTCTGATTGTCGAAATGACTGACGAGATACTAGAGTTCAGTGTCGAACTCGGTTACGTTGAAGTCTAGAGTAGATACCAGATGGCTTGATGGCCAAGTTCGATGGCCTTAAGTCCTGTCCAACACGCGCCACTCTTCACATGAGGCTCTCGTTTGTCTTTACAGTGATAACAGAACGGGGTCTTTGATTCCCACGACTCGAACTTGTATCCGGGTGGATACTCCTTTACTACAATGACCACAACCAAGTCGGCTTTGGCGATGTCCAAATTTCGGGCCATGTATCCGTATCCCTGTCCGTTCTTTGGCCATGCTTCGATAACAGGAGCACGAATCCACAACCCACCAGTGGTTCGATTCAAATAGAACTCTTCCTCTGTGATGATGTCAATCCCCTTCTTCTTGGAATGCCCTGAAGTGATGGTAGCAGTGGGATTGTCAATGAGAATCTTGCGGATGGTCGCTCTCGCCTTGGCTTCCGTTTCAACAGTAAATTTGTCTTGCCCTGCACCCACGATTCCTATCATCATTTCAGCAAATCACCAAAGTCGGCGGGTGTCATTATGTATCCTGTCTCTCTCAGCCATTTGGTAAAAGCGGTGAGATTGCGTCTGTCTTTGTCTGAGATTGTCAATACATCATAGCCATGTTCATGCTCCCACTCTCTGACTTGTTTTGAGGCACGCTCGATGTCCTCAAGAGTAAGACTCATACCACCCCCTTCTACCCTAATGTTTATAAGGGTTTTCCTCTTATCATGAGGTATGGCAAAGTGTCCGAAGTGTCACGACCCAGACTCCGTGTTGGAAACCTATGAGGGAGCACATGGGCCGGAGCAACTCTGTTCCAACTGTGGTTGGACGAGTCAAGATAAAGCGTCCTTTGAACTGATGAAGAGTGTGCCGACTGCTTTGAAGGAACAGGTTTAAATAGTGGCTTGCCCATAGAAGAGGTAGGATGACAGCAAAGATTGTTCTAACTCCGTCAACTGGTGCGGGTAGCACCGTTGTCTCGATAGCGGCAACAGGATTCACAACCGGAAGCCACAATATGTCCACCATCACACTTAATGGGTTGTCAATGGCCACGACTTGCACACCGAGTCTTCCAGCCGCTATGACGAGTGGCGCTGTAACGATAACCTTCATAATTCCGATGGCCACCTTTGGGTATGGCACTTTCACTGTTGTAGCAACGGATGACAATTCTGCGACTGCTTCGGCTTCGTTCACCATAACTCCGGTAGCAACGATAGAGAAACTTGCGGGTGGCGGAATGTCGCAACTCGGCCCGGGTGGTTCAGGTTACTACGCCTCTGCTAATACTCCAACACTGACAGACCAAACAGCAGGAATCGAAGAGATTGTAGACAACTGGATTGGCAACATGACAGGAATATCTTCAGCCGCAACGAACTCGTCTAATGCAACGGTAACAGTCTACGGACAGACGATGCCAGTGAACTACTTGGTGAATGCTTACATTCAATTCACCAGTGGCCCTGCTATCGGACTACAACTCATCATTGCATCGAACACAGCATCGGTAATAACCTGCACAGGTGTCTTCGGTGTAGCACCGACAGCCGCAGGTGGAGACTCCTTCATAATCGTTGGAAACAACAGTACTGTCTACACGAACATCCCGCCCTTCGCAGTAGGCGAGATGAGAACAGGAACCATCGTCTACTCAAGTGACAATCAGCCACTCTGGGTCATCTGGTCGTAAGCCGAACTAGAGGCTTTAAATAGTTCCACGCCCTAGTCTATCTCATGTCTGAGACTGAAGGCACTCATGAGTTTGTAGGGCATCACGCCTTCGCAGACTTCTACGGATGTAAGGGAGACCTAGATGACAAGGAGAAGATGGAAGAGGCAATCTCATTAGCCATCGAAGCCGCAGACATGGATGAGGTCAAAACCGATGTGGTCAACTTCAAGCCACAAGGGACGACAGCCATCTCTATCATCACTCAATCTTCTGTCACTATTCACACATGGCCAGAGTCCGATGGTATGTTAGTGGATGCTATAACCTGTGGGCCTCACGACCCTCACAAAATTATCGAGACCCTGAAGGAGATTTATCAACCTGAGAAGGTCAACGAGTGGAGTGTAGAAAGGGGAGAGGCAAGTAATGAAGTGAAGAGGCTAGAAGAGGAAGACCGAGAGACAGACGTTGCTCCCATTCCTGTAAGATTTCCAGACGAGAAGACTAAGGTGACGGGTGAGAGCGTTGAGGTCAAGCCTTGCGAACACGGTCACGGAGTCTTCGCTACTCAGGACTTTGAAGAGGGCGAAGCCATTCAGACCTTCAAGGCTCCCTTTGTAGAGGGAGACGAAGACCCCTCAAAAGACGGGACAGCCCTCAGAGTCGGTGAGTTGTGGTGGAACGGGCCTAAGTCTGGGACGGGAGAGGAGTGGGCCAACTTCCTTGACCACAGCGACACGCCCAACGCCAGTTTCTTCGACTTCGACATAGAGAAAGGAACGGGGAGTCTTATAGCGATTCAGCCTATCGGTAGAGGCGATGAAATCCTCATAGATTATGGGGAGTATGCCCCAGAGAACCTAGAAAGGGCTTAAATAGAGCGTCACCTTATAAAAGGTCATGCCAACGATGGAGTTGATTGTGCCTCTCACCTATGGCGACACCGGAGAGCCAGTTGACGCGGAAGCCTTTATGATTCTTGAAGAGAAACTGATGGACTACTTCGGTGGCTATACATCCCATTCTATTGAGGGTGGATGGCGCAGTCCTACCGGACAACGCCTTCGTGACGAGAGCGTTAGGTATGTCGCCTCTACCGACCAATACGACCCTGAGACTTTTGAGACCTACGCTCGTGGAATCGCTGATGCTGTCAAAGACTATTGGAGACAGCAAGAGGTCTTCTACAAGGTCGGCAAGCAAGAGGAAATCGAGAAGGATTCAGCAATCTTTATATAGTCTAGAAACCATCCTATGCCTATGGATATACACGACCTAAAGAACGGAATGAAGAAGGTAGATGCCTCTGGGGTTGTCAAAGAACTCAGCGACATAAAGACCGTCAACCTCAAGGCTGGCGGGACTGCAAAGGTAAGGGATGCGAAGATACAGGATGCGACAGGTAACATCACCCTTTCTCTCTGGAATGATGACATCGCAAGGGTCAAGGTAGACTCTCTTGTGGCTGTCACCAATGGGTTCGTCTCAGAGTTCCAGAACGTCATCCGCCTCAACGTAGGGAAATACGGACACCTTTCAGTAGATGGACAGTGACCAAATGCGAGAACTGCGGCTCTACTGATGTCACGAAGTTTGAAACTGAGACTGTGCTTCGTTACCAGTGTAGCGAGTGCAACTGTTTTTGGTATGAAGACAAGACCGTAATCCTTATAGCCGACAAGCCGCCAACTCGGAAGGTGAGAAACAATGGCCACCGCGATTGAGACTATAGACCTTCCTCTTGAAAGTGTAGTCACTGCGAAAGAATGGGGAGACAAAGCCTTCGTCTATGCCCCTAGTGATGACGAGTTCTACATAACTCAAGAGAAGCACAAGGCTCTAGAGTTCGTTGCACACCGGAAGTTTGAGGCCAAAGTGACTGTAGTGGACGATAAGGTGAAGGTGATTTTGCCGACAGAGTTTGCCAGAGCCTATATGTGGGAACGACAAGCCCAAATCGCCAAGATAACCTACGGAAACAAGTTGGCTATCGTGGTCTTTGCCGCACCGAAGAAGCCAGCCCAAGGACAGCCTTAAATAGTAGAAACCTCTATAAACAGGTAGAATGGCTCCGATACCTTCAGACCGAAAAGGACTGACTCTCAAGTATAGTTCTGGCATCGCACCCCTAGTAACTGCCAAGCAATACTCCGACCTCATCGCTAATTACAAGCAAACAGGGCAGTTTCCTCACATTCTGAACCTTGGTGGCATGGCCATTGACACTTCTAGGAACCGGAACAAGTGGAGAGTGCCTCTAGAAGACCTACAAGCCATCGCTGACCAACTCAAAGGACTCCCTCTGATGAAAGACCACGATATAGACCACGTTGATTCTATCATCGGAAAGGTCGAAGAGGCGTGGGTAGAGGTAGATAAACTCGACCCAACCGCAGGAAAAGTCTTCTGGAAGGGTGAGACCAGTGATGAAAGCCTCATTCAGAAGATACTTCTAGGCTATATCAAGCACAACAGCATCCAGATTGCTGTCCCGAATGCCTATTGCGATGACTGTATGAGTGGCCAAGGCAAGAAAGAAGAGGAAGCGACCATTGATGACCTTGACGCTCCCTGCCCAAGATGCGGCAGTTTGAATATGCTTATCCGCCATCCAATGGCTTTGGAGCAGTCTATCATAGCCATACCTGCTTACGAACACGCCGACATCACTCCATACGGGTTCAAGGCCAGCATGGACTTCGCTCTGAGGGCGCGTTACGAGCCTAAAGAAGCCCTAGCAGTGGCAAAACCAGTGCCAAAGGTGGCCAAAGTAGCGGTTCCAGACTTCATGCCTACCTTATTCAAGGCTTACAATGCAGTCGGAATGGCCACTATCGAAGTGGCTGAAATGCAACTTAGGATGGCAAAAATGGCCTTAGAGGGCTATCCAGAAGACCGAGTTGAGATTAGATACAGCCAAAAGGCAAGAGATTTGGGTGCAGACAAGCCTACAGAAGATAAAGGGCTGTCTCCTGAACAACTGGACTTCTTAGCGTCCCTACCCGATGTCTACACGGCAGAAGAACTGAATAAGGAGACTGCAAAGGAGCACACCCCAGAGGTCGAATCAGGGATGTCTGAAGAGGCCAAAGGCGGCTCACTAGAGGACTTCCCACTGGTAGAGAAGAAAGGAAAGGGTGAAGCCACGACCTGTCCTCAGTGTGGTTCGACAAAAGTAACAGACGTTGCAGATACAACTATCGAAGGCGGAGAGGGGCCGATTCTCGAATGTGAATCTTGTGGTTATAATCTCACAGAAGGTTCGCCTCTATCTGAAGAGGCTCTAGAAAAGTGTCCAGTGTGTGGTATGGAATACGACCCAGAGATAGAAGAGAAGCCTTGCCATTGCGACCCTACTTTCTATCCAGAACCCGAAGAGGCCGATGCCCTTGGGATTCCGAGACCCGAACAAGAAGAGGCCGACCCCAAAAAGCAGTATAGGTGTCCCTGTGGATGTGGGCAGATGGTTGATGAGGAAACCTATCTTGATGTTATAGGACGCGATGAAACACCCGACATATTCGGGAACTGAGGCGAAGACTTTAAATAACCCCGTATACTATATACCCTTGTCTATGACATCTTCTTCTACATATGGGTGTGAAGTTGACCGATTGACAGATGTAACGTCACCCCAGAAATCAAGAAACTAAATGGCTACTGTCGCACCTTCTGGTGAAATAAGCGAAGGCAAAACTTTGGCTTATGACCAAGTTGTGAAGCAATTCGGTGCTCTCGAATCCAAACTTGATGGTCTGATGTCCCTAATCAAAGAGGTCAATGTGAAACTGGAACAGCAAGACTCGCTTCGCAAGAGGCAAGCCCTACTGAGCCAGAGGATTGCTCTAAGACGGGCATCGAACCGCAAGGTTGAAGAGGAAGAGGAAGCAAAGAAGAAGCGCGAAGAGGACGAAGCCACTAAGCGGAAGATCCTTGAGAAACTGAAGTCACGGCTTCAGGAAGTCAAGTCGAAAGTTGAGGAATCCCGCAAGCAGAGAGAGGCTTCTGCGACTTCACCCGCCACTGCCATAGGAAAGGGCAATGTCGGTGAGGTCAAGGAAGAGAACTCGGCTCTTGCCGCAATGGGTATCTCGACTGAGATTCCGGCTGAGTTCAAGGAACTCATGAGTGCTTCGGACAAGTTCAAGAGTCTGGGACTACTCTCAGGGTAGGTAATAGAAAATGGCATTTGGGCCACCTTATCTACACGGAAGTTCAATCCCGGGTCTGCTTGAAGGCGCACCCTTCCACAATGACTCATTCCTTCTCACCTTCAATAGTGAGGCGAACACAAACGGCATTGGTGTGTATGTAGGCGCATTAGTTGGTCTAGCAACAGACAACGACCTGACTTGTGTCTGTAAAGCGCAAACTCAAGGAGCGTTCATCCTTGGGGTTGCCCAGACATCAGGACAACTTCAGGCGGCAATTGACGTAATTTGTCGTGGTGAAGTGTCCGTAGTCGTGGACGCTACTGTTACTGCTGGCCACTATCTTGATGCCTCAACGACTGCTACGCATGATGGAATGGTTGCGGGTTCCTCATCCGCCACCCGTCTCATCTCGCTCCAAGCGGCCACTGTGACATCAACGCCTGTTACCATCTTAGCCCTTCTGTTCTAGACACTACAAAGTGAATTAGAATGGCAATGACAAGAGAGCAGTTCCCGATAGTTAACACTGGTGCTCTGTTCTATCCAGCACTGGCGAAGAGGATAGTAGAACTTACGATGCCCAATCTGGCATTGAAGCCTCTACTTCAGGACTTCTTCATCAAGGTTGGTTCAACAGCCACCATTCCGAAACAAAAGGGTGCTCGCGCCAACGCAGTAATCGGAAAGACTGCGGAAGGGGCCGAGATTATGGCCGACTTCACACCTTACGACTCGATTACCGTTACACCTTACAAGGTGGGTATGAGAGTCCGAGTTACCAGAGAGTTGATTGAAGACCAGATAGTGAACATAGTAGAAGACCAGTTGAAGAGAGCCGCGAGACGGGTGGTCATGACGATTGACCAAGACGTTGAG